TATTGTAATATCACTTATTTTTTATTTCTGTTCTACTTTTTTTTATTTTCTTATCTAGTGCTTGTTTTACTTTTTTGTTCATTTTGTTATACCTACTAAAAATCCTCACCGTCCTGAACAACAGGAAAGCCTCCTAATTGTGATGATACTGTTGCATCGCTCATTGTTGCACCTGTAGTTATAGTGTTTACTTTGAAATTATCCCAAAAGCATACGCTATAATCATGTGCCATAGTAATAGAAAACTGCATGTTCCAACCTGATACATTGTCTGTAAATTTTTCTGTAAATGGCTCTAGTGTAAACTCAGTAGATATTTCATTAGTATAGTCATAGAAAGCGTTAGTATTTGTAAAATTTCTAGGTGTGTTTGCTTGACCTGAAAACTGTTCATTAAGACCTCCTCTTTTGAAATAGCTTATTATATCTAGTAATGCTGAGCACGTTTGGCTTAATACTCGTTTTTCCTGTACACCCTCTCCTGGCTCTACTAGGTCCATACACATCACGTTAAAGTTATATTGTACTTGTTTATCTAGTGCTTGTACGCTTGTAGGCACTACCATTGCTAGAGGATAAACTACATTGCCTGCAGGTGATATCTCCCATGCATCTCCATGAGTTGCTGTATTAATCCAAGGATGTTGCTGACAAACTGATACTAGTGTATCTAGTACGTTGTTAAATGTTTTGATTTGATTAATTGCCATATTAATTACCTTTATATTTCTCTATTCGTTCCTGTTCCTTTCTAACCTCAGAAGATAGCGAAAGCCAATTGAACACTTCATTAACAGGCCTCTTAGTAACTGCATCTAGTTTTAATATATCTTCATTACATAAATTATACATAACTAGAAACCAACCATATTTGCCTGCTAAGGTGCTTTTGCTGTTTTGCTCTTCTCTCTCTGTTCCGTAGAGCTCCTCTTCTTTTTCTGCATCTCCAAAGAGTATAGCGTAGTCTCTATGTGTTTGCTTGCGATAGTGTAAAAAAAAACCATAGCACCGTAAACACTATCAACGCTCATACTCCTACTAAACACCTTTGCTCTCTCTACTCTACTACTAGCCTCATACTCAGCTATATTATACCTCTCTCCTTTGCGCTTTAATACAGGTCTATACAGGACCGTTAATATGTCAATCAAATTAGCGTATCCTGATTGTAGCCATGTATCAATATCTACAAACTCACCAAACGTTAAATCATTCATATCAGGTATAAAACCATACTCAACACCCTCTATCTCTATAACCCTCCTAAAGGTCTTGCTAGGTAGTTTAGCTGTTAGTTGTCCTAGCTTCTTATACACCTTATTAAGATTGGCTACAGATGCTTTACTAAGTAGGCTTAATTCGCAGCCTGTTAGTATTGATATTGTTCTAATCTTTGTATCAAGCTCATTCTTTTCATTATCTATTAGCATCATTAATTCTTGATATTGCTTAATAGAAACTTCACTCCACGATAAAGGCAAGTGATATGATTGTTTCTTTCCTCCTTGATTGATTTCTAGCTTAGTCATTTATTGTAAATATAAAAATTTGTCATTTAGTTTTTTTTTGTATCTTTGTGCATGTGTTATTCATGAAAGGCGAGTACGGTCCGATTATATTCTGATTTTGTCGTCGTTATGCACGAGGACCTGCTCGACCTTTTTTTAGGCCTTTCAATACTAGCAAAAATAACTTCGTAACATTTTAATGTTGTCATATAGCAGACATACAAAAGTTGCTTAAAACGTACGAAAATACGTTTAAATCGTATATGTGCATTTTGGTCAATATACATAGTATTTGCCTGTATTAGCATTAATCTCATAGTACATGCGCATCATCATAGCATCTGCATAATCAGGTGAACGGCCTATCAAGTCCTTTACCTTATCTTTACCTAGTATTGATAACTTGCTATCTTTGTCTATGTTAATACGTCTTACTTGCTCTAGCTCTTGTATTAGATGTTCCTTGAATTTAATATCATTAGTACTAACACCTATCTGTCCTTTATTAATCATGTCTGCTAGCTTATAGTAGCATTGTGTTTTTAAGTTCTGATAGTTTTCGTTATACAGGGCCTTACTATTATTAACAAAGCCTTTACATCTAAGTATATCTTTACAACCACCTCCTACGCCATCCTCATCTACTATTATATTACTAAGAGGCACAGCCTCTCTGTTCTGTATCTCTCTAATCCTATCAGCTACCTCAACCATACTACTAGTTTCTAGTACAACAATCTGTGATGCCTGCAAGCCGTTCCAATACATGATACATGTCTTATCTTTACCGTATCTAGCAATATCTGCTGTGATGTATTTATCCCCTGTAGGTACTACTGAGCTGAACATGTTAATGATACTATCATACATAATGAGTTGGTCTTGGCTATCGTCATATTCCCAATCACCTCTAAGCAATCTAGCCTTACTAATCTCATCTAAATTACCTAGCTGTTCCTTGTAATGCTTACTGATATGTATATTATCGTCTACTAATGCCTGTATAAATTTTCTATACACAGGTAATGTATTATCTCTACTAGGCTTGTAGTAATTGTGATATACCCACCCTTTACTAGGGTTACATGTCATTACTAGTTTAGGTATTAGTCCGAATGTATCTAACTTATATCTAAGCCTACTAGATACAATCTGTTTCGCTTTCTCTGTAATCTGATTACACTCATCTATGCAGGCAAATGTTAATTCAAGTGAACCTAAGCTATCAAAATTAGCATCACTAGGATACATGAATAAATCTTTTAGTATTATCTCAGAGTTGTTGTAGAATGTGATTACGTTGCTTTGTGCATTGTACTTGAAGTGCTGATTAGCTTTAATATTCCACTGTGAACAGATGTCAAAGAATGTATTTAAAGTAGTTTTTTTGAGCGTATCGAGCTTACTCCTACCTATCATGCCTCTTACACCTGGATAGCGCAAACAGGTTATTATTGCATAGCTACAGAGCAAAAAGCTCTTACCTCCTCCTGCTGCACCTCCGTATAACAGCTCAGTAGTAGTGTTATCTAGCAAGTAACGCATAGCTTGCTTTTGCTTTGCTATTAGCTCAGGAGATATAAGTATCATTACATGTCTTTACTATCTAAATCTATATTAATTCTAATAGGCTCACCGTCGCTAGTATGGTCGAGCTCTTGCCTTTCAACAAAGCCTCTGCTCTTGCCTTTAGTCTTTAGATAGAATATAGTAGCGCTTGTATTACCGTCTTTTATCTGTGAAAATAGTTGGCTTTCTGCAAAATCTAAAGCAACATCTGCTATATCTTTCACCTTACTAGCAAACTCTTCATCTTCCTTTAGCCAATAGTAGAATTGTGTTCTGCCTACATTCGCTATCTTACATGCAGTAGTAACTACGCCTAGTGATTTCTCTAATGCTTCTAATACTCTCTTTTTACTATGTTCGGTTTTGTTCGTCATGTTAATGAAATTTCTTAAATGATGCTAGAGGATAAAATACTAAGCTATTCCTGTAACCATTTGCCTTTAGAGGCGTTATAGGTGTAACTCCGTGTACATTACGCCAAGCAGGATATACTAGCATACTATTATCAGTTCCATCCATAGTAGCGTTATAATCAGGCACATGTAAATCACCTCCTTTAGCTTCATATTTTTTGTTGATGATTACATTAACACATCCTGGTATATTTGCTGTATCTCTATGAAAAGGAGCAGAGATATTATAGTTATTAATGCTGCTAGTAAAGCATTTTCCAAATCTGTATTTCTTCGGTACATATTCCTCTATTAATTTTACTTGTTGTTTGTATTGTTCTGGTATTATTTGTTCTAGTAGTTTCTCAGCCTCTCTACATGATGCAAGCATGGCTTTAATAAACGTTCTAGCTGATTTCGTTCCATGTACACTAGATATACTAGGATACGGTCTCCTTAGATGAGGTTTAGGAGGTACGCTGCCTATAATAGTAGAGTACTGTTGTACTCCTGAGGCTCTTACCATGGTACTCTTAGGTACTCTCTTACTTCTAAACTCATTATTAGCTATCTCTATGAATTGCTTTAGCTTACCATCTATTTGCTTGATAAAAAAGCCTATTGGCTTACCCTCAAATGTAAATAAAGTATCTTCTAGTATGTTAGGCTCTTTGTATTCGCATTGGTCGCCTACTTTTACATTATGTTTTACCTGTACTAATTCTAGTTCTTTCATAATTTACTATTTTCTTTGTGTAACATATCTAGTATCATGCCTCCTACGTATATATCCTTATCTGTTAAGCTCTTGTATAAGTCCTTTGCTTTTTCATAATCCTCAGCCTCAAAAGGTATCTGCAAAGCTCTCCTCACATCACTTTCCATATCATCTAGCTCACTAGAGAAATCTTCATCATCTAGTGCTGAGTAATCAGGCGTATCCTCTTTACTAAAGAATTCAACTTCTTCAAATCCCCATTCTAGCAAGTCAGTTTCATCAAAGTAGTTAGCAAGCGCCTCCATATCAAACTTACCACCTGATTTATTAAGCCTTATATTGAGCTCTTTTTCTTTATCTAGTGTTAAATCTACATATACGACAGGTACTTTTTCCATTTCTAGGCTTTCTGCTACTCTTAGGCGCTGATGACCACCTACGACAATATTTTGCCTCTCAGCGTTTTTATTGACGATTATAGGCTCAACCATACCAAAGCGCTTAAAACTCGCTCTGAGGTCCTCAAATTGCTTTTTGGAGAGTGTTCTGGGGTTATATTCAGCAGGTATAAGCTCGCTGATTTTTTTCATTACAGTTTTCATGATTTTTTATTATTTTGATTAATATTCTTAGGTGTGCCTTTCATGTATTCTTTAATTATCTTGTTTACTAGCATCAATCGCTCCCTGTATTGTTGATAGGTTTCGTCCTTAGCTCTTTTATTACTAATGTTAATCTTGTTAAATACTGAGCTCATAAAGTAATTTTATTTTCTTATGTACAGTAGCTAAGCATTTTCTGCATGATGTATTTTCTTTGTATCCTGTTTTGTACAGCTTGTTATATAGTGCAATCATTCTAGCAGTAGTAGCAACGCTATCAGCTACGCCTGTTTTTGTTCTATCATAAACATATTCAAGCTCAATCTTATCTTCTTCACTAAGTTTTACACTAGGCAACATACCATTTATTTCTAGGACATCTTTCTGACTTCCATGAGGCCTTTTCTCTTACAGGACATCCACATTCATTACAATGCTCAAAAGGCGTTGGCGTATCATCTAAGCTATCACAGGTTAAACACTCATGTATCCTCATCTCGTACTGTATTCCGTATAGTTTTCTAAAGCCATCTATTGTATGCCTAACTACAGCTATAGCAAACGTTATTATTTTTTTTATGCTAATTTTGTTCATTTATCCTTTGTATTATGTATTTTTTTACTCGTTTTATTGTGTTGAAAATACTAGTACGGCTTATGCCTGTACTCTCTGCTAATCCATGTAGTGTATTTTTGTTATAGTAGTACAGCTTGAATAGCTCTTTGTCGTACCAATACAGCTCGTCTACTATCTTATCTATTCTTTCTAGTAACTCGTATGTAGATGTAGTCGTGTAGTACATCAAGTCCATAACATTAGTAACAGTAGCATTAGCATCTATGTACTCATAGTATTTTTTATATTTATAGTAGTATCTACTGTTTTTTGAATTCAGCATTAAGTTTAGAGCTCTGATACAGTACCATAATAAGCCTCCACCTTTGTATATCTCGTTTAGCTTATCATAGTCCTTTTCAAAGAGCCATACCATAAGCTCCTGTAAAGCATCGTCTCCATCTCTCTTATTGCCTGCAATGTTATGAGCAACCTCTCTTAGCCGTTCAATAGATGAAAGGATAGCGTCATGTACATCAGTTTCCTTTTCAGAAAGGCAAGTCATCTTCTTGCTTGCTTTCTTGCTCAGGTGCTACATAAGGTTTCTGTATTTTAGCTGAGAAATAAGGCCTGTCATCACCTCTTACCCAAAGTGCAATCTCCTGTAGTGTTCCGTCTGCTAATTTAATCTTTCCTTTGTAATCTGGATAGTTATCAGATGTCTTGTTCTCTACCTTAAAAATAGTACCTGTTCCAGGTTTTTGCTCGTATGCCATAATTAAAATTTTCAGTAAACATAACTATAATCTACTAGTAAATATAAAAAATAGCAATATGTTTTCAACAATCACCTGTAAATAAATATACTACCTTTGCCTCCTACCATCCATTTCTTAGTAGCTTTCACTGTATGTACTTTCTTATCTTCATCTAATAAACAATCTAAAAATGCCTTTAGTAAATTATCTATATCAGGTTTTTGTTGGTGTGGCTCTCCTGCATGCATAGCAACTTTTTTACTCGACCATGATTTAGGACAAGGTATATGAAATTCAATATCTAATGTATCACCAGGCGTATAATTTTGCTCCTTTGCCTGCTGCTCTAGCATTTTTTTATACTTCCAATACCTCAGTACTACAGGTCTTTTTTTCCATGCATCTGCTCTAGTCATACGAGGTTTTCCCATTACAGGTACACTAAAATGTATCATGCTCATAAGCCGAATGTTGTTACGGTTTCATCTACAAACTTACAAAATTCTCCTTTAAATGCAATATTAATACTTCCTGTTTCTCCATGTCTGTTTTTTGCTAGTAGTACCTTACACGCCTCATCATTGCTTTGTTTACTATAGTAGCTATCTCTATAGATGAACATTACCATATCTGCATCTTGCTCTATTGCTCCTGATTCTCTTAAATCGCTTAGCATAGGTGTTTTATCTGCTCTACTCTCTACAGCTCTACTAAGCTGAGATAAGCATATTACAGGTAATTCTAACTCCTTAGCTAGCACCTTTAATTGCCTACTAATATAGCTTATTTGCTGCTCTCTGTTTTGCTGCTTATTTTGTCTATCTTGACCTTGTATTAGCTGCAGGTAATCTACTAGTATCATATCTATTTTGTTTTCATGATTAAGCTTTCTAGCAATCGTTCTAAGCTGATAAATATCTAAGCTAGCTGAATCATCTATAATAATGTTATTATCATTAACTAAGCTAGTAATGTCTTCATGTATTTTTTTGTGTTCATCATTTGTTAGCTTACCTCTCTTAATCCTATCATGATTAATATTCGATTTGCTACTAATGAGCTTGTATCCTATCTCTCTAGAGCCCATCTCTAGGCTGAAGAATAAAGCACGTTTTTTTTGCTCTGCACATGTAGTCATAAAATTTAATGCTAGTGTTGTCTTGCCCATGCCTGGCCTAGCTGCTAGTATAATTAACTCACCTTGATTGAAGCCGTTAGTTAATCTATCAAGATACTTGTATCCTGTAGGTATACCTGTAATATTGCCTGTACTCTTACTAGCTTGTTCCATAGCTTTTAGGCTATCTGTAATTACCTCTGTTATACTATGATAGGACCTTATCTTAGCATGCCTTGATACTAGGTCTGTTAGATGAGCAACACTTGACAAGATATCAAAAACATCATTACTAGTGTCATGTACTTTGTCTACTATCTTGTGTACCTTTAGCAGCTCTCTTTTCATCTGATACTCCTTTAATATGTAACAGTGTTCCTGTATATTTAATGAAGTGCTACTAGTTAAATCAGTAATAGCGCTTAAATCTATTTTACCTTTAAGAGCTTCACCTACAGTAATGATATCAGGCACTTTACCTTTATTGTAGATTTCAATACATGTACTGTATATTTTAGCATGCTCCTTATCATAGAAACAATCTTTATTAACTAGGTCTGCTATTACGTGTATATCCTCCTCACTTGTTAGCATAGCGCCTAGTACTGCTTTCTCTATATCTTCTGCTTGTGGTATCTTACTAGTCATGATATGAATTTTTTTAGTGGCTTTAAAGGTTTATAATTATCATTATTGAATTGCAACCTTTTGCTAATTTTTGTTTTACTTTTATACTCATCTGCCTGATAATTTTTGTAGTTAAGTATCTGAATTACAGAGCATTTATTATAAGTTTTTTTGGTGATTTGTTTTACTTTTTCAAATTTTTTGATTATCCTATAGCATTGCATTTCAGATATACCTGTCTGTTCGCTAAGGCCTTTCATGCTACATAATATCTGTCCTGGTCTTATAGTATATTCTCTGCCTTTGAACTTCCATGTACTACCATTATGAGATGCTCTTATTAATAGATGCAGCCATAAATGTATGTATTGTGATTTCTTATAGTACTTGTTTAGCGCTATCTTTCTGTGTAACTTTATGTATCCTTTCATTCTTCTGTAGTTTTTTAATGTTAATATCTATGTTGTATCTAGCAAATGCAAAAAGTATCGTTTTTAAGCATTTTGGCGCATTTTCAATGCTTCGGTATATGTTTGCCCTAAAATTACCCAAAGTTATCGCAAATCGTACCTTTTGGCGTGCTTTCGGTATGTTTGTCTCGATTATCTTGATGTTATTTTGCTGTAAAATATGATTGAATTTAGCTGAATCAAGATGCTCAAAGCTATGATAATTCTCTCCTTGTAGTGCAGCTTTTAGGGCCTTGTAAAATACTCTATATCTATCAAAATACATCATGTTATCATCATGACAGTTATACCAATAGCAGAAAGTAGTTCTGTCTCTGCTAGTAATATATTTAGCTAGTTCTCCATAATCTATAGCGAGCTCTCGCATGATGTAATTACATGTGCATTGTCTTACAATAGTTAGTATCTGTTTTCTAGATGACCAGTGAAAAGAGCCTACAGGTATCCCTGCAAGCTCCTCACTTGTTTTAATTATATCCTCAATTACTTGCATCCTGTGATTCTTTTTCCTTGATTGCTTTATCAAGTACATCGTATTGGTCTGCACTAACTTCATAATCTACTAGCTTTGCCTTTACTGTAGCTGCTTGACCTTGATGTATATAGTCTATCATTGATACTAGTATTTGCTTTGTCATCTTTTTCTTGAAAGCATTTCTAGGATGTGGCCTATCAAGATTTACTTCACTATATTCCTTTTCTAGCTCTGCTACATATCTGTTATCATCATACTTACCTATAAATACATCAGCATTAAAGCCTATCTTAGAAAGGCCTTTAGTTAATGCATCTGTGCTCACTTTCTTGTAGATTTCATCATCTAGCTTACCTTTGCTATTATGAGTTGCTATACAGCTATTAATAGGATACGAGTGCTTATCCTCTCCTAGCTTGTACCAAAATGTTGCTTGATAGCCTAGTAGACCATCACATACCATAGTAAAGTTTTCATTTGATACTCCCCATCCATCGCCATAAGGGCCGAATTGTTCTGTAGCTGTTTGGATTTGATAGTATGCATTAACAGTAGTAAACTTTCTACCAAAGCCTAGCTTTCTAGTGTATTTTGGATTAGTTTTTTCAACACTATTCCAGAGTTCCATATTTATAGTTTTGTCTTTCATGATTTATTATTGTTTTGATTAGTAAAATGTGGTTCGTGATATACCTCGTACAGGTATCTATCGCCTACGTCATCATCTTCATAGATGCGCTCTACTACAGTAAGATGTACATTAAGAGTTAGCTTTCTAAGCATACTCTGTATATTCTCTGCAGGCTTTTGTAGCCAATAGCCAAATCTTAAGTAAAGGCTGCTAACAGGACCGTCGCTATGCTCAGGATATGTGCTAGTAGCGCCTACGTCAAATACGCCATACTTTTCTTCTAGTAGTATTAAGTGATTAATATGTATTCTCATGTTTTCTGTATGTATTTAATTAAACAATCTTTTAGATATTCCTTATCATGTAGATGACAAGCCTCATACAAGTCCATAGTAACGTGCACCTCCTCACCATCTATAATACATGTATAATATACTTCTCCTGTATCATCGCTTGCATGCACAGTAATAACTTTCTCTACATAGACCTGTTTTATATCAGAGCTCATAAGGCGTGCTCTTTTTCTATCTCCTCTCGCTCCTTTTCCCACTCTTTAATATACCATTCATCAATAGCATAGTTCTGATAAGCAACGCCATCAGTTACTATGTGCGAGCATGTCTCAATAAATTCATATTTATCATAGTAGAGGTCATCGGGTAATATAGTGTTATTATCTATTGTATGTAGCCAATAGATGGTATGACCATCTGCTGTATCTAGGTAATCAAATACCATTTTTTTAATTTCGTTTTTCATGTGTTATTTTTTTAATTTTATACTTAGTGTTGGTTGTCCGTGCTTCACTATAGGCGCTTTTAATATTTCGCCTGTTTTCTCATCTATTATTGTATGCTTTAGAGCTTGCTTGTGCCTTTCTTTAATAGCTTTGAGCTCTAATTCTTTAGTAATAACCTCAGGTATGTTGCTATAATCATACCTAGTAGCGCTATTCTTGATAGTTATATCAGCATCCATGTAGCCAAAAGTCATCTTACCATACTTCTCAGCCTCATCAACCGATATGTCTTTTAAGCGTTTTTTAGCCGTTTTAAGCGCATCTTCTATTTTTTTGATGGTTATATATACGTCGAGAGGGTTTATATCGCCTTGCAGCACCTTTTGTACTAAATTATCGACGTCTGTCTGTATCTTATTCGTCTTAATTATTTCGTTCATTTTAGTATTCCTTTAGATTGTTAGCTACTCTTTTTCTATATCTCTCAAGCCTGATGATACTAGTCATCGCCTTTCTTACCATGTCTGCACAATCCTGATATGCTAGGCCTCTTACATTGTCTGAATGTTTTTTCATTAGCGAATGTGCAATATTTTCCATGATACTAGCTTGTAGGTTTAGCTCGTCGTACACAGTTTCTGCATCGAATTTACTAATGCCCTCTAGCCTTAATTGCTTAGTTACTCTTTTTGTTGTTAGAGTATCTTCGTTTTCTAATCTAGTAACCTCTGCCTGAAGCTCCTCGATTGTTCTAGTATTTTTTTCTTCGTTTTTCATGATTTTTGTAATTATAGTTTATACTGACTAGATGAGGCTGAACACACTAGTAAAAGCACCTCACCTAGTTTCGCTAGGTTACTATCCTAGCTCATCAGAGTACATTTCATTACTGAATAAGCATGTCTTATTATCTCTACTAATACGCTCTCTAGCATTTGTAGCTTGTACTTAGGCATTCTATTACTACAAGCTAGGTCCATTACTAGATTATTGAAATCTGTATCTAGTCCTGCATACTGCAAAGTAAATGATTGTTTTTCTAGATACTTATTAACAGGCACACATAGTTCTCTGTAAAATTTGCTCATTTCAGTTTCACCAAAATTTACTTCAGCTATATTACAGCCACCATTGTTATACAAATCATAGTAGCACCTTGATACGCCTAGTAGAGCATTCATTACATTATTTAACTGAGCATCTCTATACATGCACATACCTGATGTAGGTATTAGCTCCCACAGCTTATCATACCATATTTGTACAGGCGAGTTACCTGACCATATTGTAGTTTCATCAAAGTCCTTTGATACCTTATCATATTGTGTTGCATTTATTGTCGTCATTTTTTTATATTTTATTATTAGTAACAGACCTGGATACTACTCCAGGTTTCGCTCTATCAGAGCTCATCAGTGCTACTTGTTAATGATACGCTTAACAGCTTTCTCTGCTGCTCCACCTGCTTTTAGTATCCACTTAGGCTCACTACCTAGCTTGCTAATCCAACCGTTAATATAAGCCTGAGAATTATCATCATTATCAGACGGCTTAACACCTGTGAATGCTACTAAGTACATAGAGCCCATCTCTGCTATTAGCTCCTCAAATGAGTAAGTATCACTACCAAATGCAACACTAGCTTCACCTGATACGCCTTTTCTGTTTAATCTAGTACTGTGGCCTGTACTGTGTACTAACTCATGAAATAAAGTTTTGTAGTAGTCATCAGTAGACAAGAAAGCCTCAGGACGTGGCATCTGTACTAGGTCCTGAGATGGTCTGTAGAATGCTTTTTGGCCTCCATGCTTTAGCTCAGGAGCTTGATAGTAGTCTCTGTATACACTACCTGCTGATTCAATAGGCTGATAGATGCTAGTTGCTTTAGGCTTAGATGCCTTAGGTAATTTAAGGCCCTCACATTGTGCTACATTAAATACTCTAAAGTATCTAGGAGACCAATTCTCTGATACACCTTTATCACTAGGCTTATGACCTGCTTTAGCAAGAGCCTTAGCATTAGCGTACCATTTACCATCAGCAAAATAAGATACTAGCCAATAGATAACTTCATTGCCTTTCTCACCTGTCTTTACATTGCCTCCTAGCTCCTCAGCTTGCTTATAAGTAACAAACTCAGGTCTAATCCATTCGTTAGCTCTCATGCTTGCAGATAATAAAAGTACGTTGATGCCGTTATACTCTTTCTTAGTTTTTAGATTACATGGCACGATAAACTCGCCATCGTTGTTAGTCCACGGCTTGAACCATGATAAGCCGTCTTTCTTTAATCCGTCTATTACTTTGTTTGTAATTACTTCGTATACTGTTGTTTTTGTGTTAGTGTTATTCATTTTTTTATTATTTTAAGATTATTATTATTAGTATGTTGTGTCCATTGTTAGGTCGTATGTAAAGCCCTCTAGAGCCTGCTTGATTGTATGATAGTTATGTACGAAATCTCTTGTAGGACCTGTGAATGTTAGCTCTACATCGCCTGACTTGATAGTCCATGTTAGCGCTTTACTTCTTGATGTTAAGATTACTTCTTCTGCTTGTAGTAGTGATGTTAATTGTTCTACTGTGCTTAATGTTTTTTTACTAGTGTTGTTCATTTGTTAAAATTTTATATTCTTAATTTTTTTGTCATTGCAAAGTTGAAACATTTTTTTTAATTGGCCAAACATTTTTATAAAAAAAGTAAAACCAATACTAGTAAATTGTCAAAAAAAAAATAAAAAAGTGATAAAAATTGTGTGATTTTGCGAGAATATGCAAAAAAAGTTATAAAAATTTGTCGCCAATACTAGTAAAATTAACTTCGCAAAGTTTTTAAGTCAAAGTGTAGCAGATAGTGTAAAGTCGCTTAAAACGCACAAAAAGTGCCTTAAATCGTATTTTGTCGTTTTACGCTTTTTTTGTTTTTAGCCTTGCGCAATTTTGCTTATGCGCATTTTTTGCTTCGGCAATTTTTTGTTCATCGCCTGACTTTATGGCTTGTTGCAGTTTTTTGTATGACCTGTTACACTTACATAACATAAGTTTTTTTATATTCGTTTTACCTTTACGCTTACTCATAGCTTCTGAGGTATTACAACAGGTATACTTCCATTGTCTAGTATTACAGCACATGATATTATGTATTTTTTAGTGAAGTTTTTAGCATAGGCCATAGCATAGCTCTTATCGTCTACTCCTACACCTGTTTGTACGGCAAACGTTCTCCTATCTTTGTCTACTTTCCACATGATAGTAGCTTCTGTATGTAAATGACCTTGTACTACTGACATACCCCAATTTACCATACGATTATATGCAGCTTTAAGGCCTGAGCTACCTGTACCATGAGTATAATATACATCATCGTACACAAAATGGTCGTCAAAGGTCCAACCTGGTGTGCCTAGCACCTCGTCATAATCTCTTATCCATCTATTAGATAGTCCTGAGCTTAATGCTTTTCTACATACAATAGCATCATGATTGCCTATACATACATCTGCTACAGGGAATGCTTCATACCATTTCTTAATATGCGAGATAGCTCTATCAAGCTCCTCTCCTGCTGAAAAGCCATCTGGGTTAGTTTCATGATAGCTTGAGTAGTGATTGTCTATTAAATCGCCTATAAACACTACCTGTGTACAGTTATACTTGTTGTATACATTTACACAGTGCTCTAAATAGCCTCTTTTAATGAAAGGTGCATGCAAATCACCGATTACTAGTACATTTCTAGTAGTATTTTTTCTGTAATCTTCAATTAAGCTGTATTCTTTTGGTGATAATCTGTATTGTTTGTTAGTCATATTACAAAAATAGGAACACCTATCACTATTGCAATAGATGCTCCGTTAAGTTTTGAACGTATTATTGTTTATTTCTTAGTTACATCAGCTACACCCTGTGCACCTGTTAATGCTACTAATGCCCAAAATATCTCTTGTACAGCATCTTCTGATACACCTAGTAGCCTAGCTACATTAGGAATGATGATTGCTGAAAGCGTGTACCATACTTTCTTTGATTTCAGTATAGTGTAAATTAAGTAATTTTTCATTGTATAAAATTTTTGATTAATATTCATAAGTCCATATGATAGATTGAGCTTTTTCTGTACTACAATCTACATGTATAAATGTTTTACCTAGACCAATTCTAGTAAAACCTGCATCTAAAAGTCCTTTTAGTATTGCATATCTTTGTGCGCTATCATTATATCTAATATCAACAGCGTTGCCTTTAGGATGCTCTGAGCCTACTCGACCACCTACATTGATATTATGCTCAAAACACCTGTAGCCTGATGTTATAAAAAAACTAGTTTTTGCAAGCTCTCTAGCCTTATCTAACTTGATTAAAAACTCAGGATTCATATAAGCTCCTGTACCTGCAATATTAGTACAGTTATCACAATTACAATCAAACTCACTCAGCTCGAAGTATTTTAGGCCAAGTTCTTTTGTGATGCTCATATCCATTTTAAGCCACTTTTTAAGCGATTTAAGCAACTTTTGTAGTTTTTTAAGGTTGTCATATAGGAAGTATATAAAAAGTGCTGTGATACGCTTATTTTTTCTTATTTTTTCTCCTGTAGTAAAGCCATCTATCAGCAGTATACACTATAGATATCACTAGTAATACTATTTTCAACACTAGCTCTAGGTCTGTTAAACATAATGCAAATGATGTACTATTTACTGTTAGTACAGGCCCTATCTCTCCTACTACTTTGTTTGCGTTCATTTTTACTTGTTTTACTAAGGTACTCCTTTAGAGCCTTTTCATTGTTAGTTTTTTTGTATTTTGTTATCTTTACTTTCATACTAGTATTTTAGGTCTGCTGTTAGAAAGTCATCTAATGTAATATTAGGCCTCCTCCTATCTAAGCCTTGTATCCTCTTATCTAAGTTCATTGCTGATGAATATGCTGATTTAGATGGTGATATATCATCGCCTGTATTAGTGCTGTACTCAGGAAAAGAAGCTGTATTATTAGTAATGTACTTGATTATTCTCTTGTTATACCACTCTGCTGTATCCCTAACATTACTTCTAATGTCTTGTAACTCCTCTCTAGTTATAGGCGAGGCGTTATCAGAGCTCTTTAGCATAACAGCCTTATTCATTATCTTGTAGTGCATAAACGGTAAAGCTTCATAGAAAGCAAAATGACATAATGCATCTGATACATGGTCGTTTACTAGTGTTGCATAATCTCCTGATAAAGAGCCTGCTGCAATATCAGCCTGCAACCTTTCAAAAAGTTTTGTTCCTAGTGTTGTCTCAATATATTTACGCTGTGCTATCTTTAGATAAGGTAATAAAAATTCAACATCAACATTACTAGTAATTGCTGTAGTTTCTTTTAGCCTTTGTTCTGATACAAATAATACATAACTCATAATCTATAATTTTTAATTTAGTGCTCCTCTATTCGGCATATCAATAGGTGCTACAGGTACTTGTTGCTCATTAGGCTCAGGCCTAAAGCCTTGACGTCTTGCTTCACTAGTAGATACAACCTCATCATTATTTGATGCTCTGCTACCTTTTTGTATGTATATCTTCCTAAACCATTTGTGATAACAATTAACGCCTCCTTTGTAGAGCCAGATTGAGTACGTATTTTTACCTCCAGGACCAAAACCTGGATTAACAGCCATTCTAGACATTGCCTTAATATCTTCTTTTCTGTATACTTTTCTAGCCGACATCATCTTTTGACAAAACTCTCTTTCAGGTGTCTGACTACCTGAATATACATAACGTACTCTAAACAACTGACCATCTGCATTTGTGCCGTCTTGTGATGATTTTCTGTTAGGATATCCTTTGCCTGTTCTAGCTCCTTTAGCCATATCAACCCTACCCTGATTTAACATAGCTTCATAATCATCATCTTCGTTTTCATCATCAGTATCTTCTTCTGATAGTAGCTCATAATCTTGTAGTATGTCATTTTCATCTTCTCCGTACTCCTCTATAAATTTATCTAGCATACTGTTCGCTGTAATTTGCTTGATTTGCTCGTGGTCTGAACAAGGCATGTAAACCTCTTCACCATCTAATGTATGTACATGATAGCCTGAACAGCCTAGCCTCTCTGCTTCTGCTTCTGCTTCTTCGATTGTATCAAATAAAGGTAGCTCTATATCTCCATCCTCTCCCTCTGTTACCATACTACCTACTTTAGCTAAGTTAGTACAGCTCTTTTGAGTACTGTATTTCTTTTTTTCTTTGTCCTTTAGTGATTGTTCATCTGCTACTGTATCTTCAGTTTCTTCTAATGCAGGTAAGCCGAGCTCCTCTCTAAGCTCATCTACCGTCATTACCTCTTTCAATACGTCTGCACCAAACTTATTATTCATAGGTGCTGATTTTTGTATATATACAGGTAAATTAATATCGTTTACATTTAGTATCATCTTAATGCATTTCATCATTAAATCCTGAAAAGGTGATATAACTGTGTTATGATACAGCTCGTATGCATCTAGTAACTCTGTTCTGCCTCCTAGCTGTCCTTCTGTTTTTACTCCTAGTAACATAGGTGATGTAACTCTATGAGCTATCATTATGTTTTGTATTACTAGCTTGTTAAGTATCTCGTATTGTTTGTCTGCATCTGATAAGCTAATAGGCTGTAGTGTAGGCTCTCTAGATTTGTCATCAGAAAAAGTTAGCACAAACTTACCTGCATTACTAGCACCTGTAAATTTTTGTTGTATTTTCTTTTCTAGCTCGTATCTTTCCTCCTCTGTAGGTATACCGTTATTGAAATTTATCCAAAAGTTCGGTGAAAAACCGTTTCTAATGTTTGATAGATGAAATTCGCTTATTAATTGGTCTGTTAAACACCAATTAGTACCTGCTTGATAATCAGGTGTATGATATATCTCCATACCTGGAGAATACATGCCTTTGTATAGTAGTTGAGATGGTGATGTTCTGTCATTAGGATTGAATGCAGGCACAGGCTTAGGTATATAACCTGTTTTTCTGTATTGTGACCAATCTGCTGAAAGCCAATACTCCTCTACTTGACCAAGCTCATTTAACTTGCCACATCTAACTCTCTCTACAGGCACATGATATATTTCTGCAATAGAGGTCCTGTCCTGTGACCATATTATATTCATAGCAAAGCCTCCTTGTAGCTTCAAATCAAATGCTAGTTTTTTTATTACTTCATGTAATGTTTCTTTACTGTTAGCATTAGCTATAAACTTTTTCAGCTTTACATAAGCATCTAAGTTATCAGACGCCTGCTCATCTACTACTATATCATCTCCTGCTATCATTGCACTAGTAGCATTTACTACTGCTGCATGTGTTGGTGAGCTGTTATACAAATCAATAACGAATTGAGGATATAAATTTCTGTATGCTCCTGTTCCATACATTATCCAATTATCAGTAGCGCTCTCAGTAATATGAGGTGCTGTTTGTTGGTCTAGATAGACCTGCATTAATGGTGGTATGTTTTTTTTGTCTTTCATAATTACATGTTTTGTATTACAAAGTTAAGCCTTTGTACCATTGCACTAAGAACAGCATTTTCAGCACAGCTATATACAATGACCTCACCCATAGTACCTAAATAATCATTTAGTAAAGAGTTTCGCACTCCTATTGTATTAATATCTAATACCTTTGTTGCATTATTAGTAGCTGTTGAGCTTTGTAACGTACCATTAATAAATACTCTGATTACATTAAGTTTTCGTTGTATGATTATATGATATGGCGTCTCGTCAGGTAATGTATCATCAAGAGCAATTGACCTAAGTTGATTATCTGCTTTGATATCTATTTGTTCTTGGTTAGAGATTCTTATGAAATCTTGATTAGATGTGCTATCTGCTAATAATATACCATTACTTATACTAGGTGTTGTGCTCAATGCAAAACCTATAGTAAAGTCGTCCATAGGTGTTATTGCACTACCTGTTTGAAAGAGATGTGCATCTTCACCATCAAAATCATAACTGTTACCATTCCATTCAGGCATATTGTCTTGAGCTGTTTGTTTATAGTCTCTTTGATTAGGCGATACATCAAACCACCTGCTAATCTTTGTAGGTAAAGCTGTGTTGTTTATTAGTAGGTGTGAGCCGTGCATTAGATGCAGCTCATAACCATCATCACAAGTACCATCAGCAGGAGGTATTTCGCTAGTACTTACTTTTATCCTGTTTAAGGATAACTTATTTGCCATACTAAGATACATTAGTTACTAGTATCTCCGTCATGCTCAGTATAACACATAGCAACGCCTGCCGTTAATGTTATAGCTGTTGTTCTACAAAAATATGTTGTGCCTCCAGGTACAGATATTGCTAGCTTTGTCTCTGATGTGCCGTCTATTGAGATTGCTGATACTGTACTGTTTACAGGAAAGTATACAGCATAGTAATCTTTGCTTGTTTGTGGTCCACTAGAGCTATTTATTACTTCTACTGTTCCCTTACCTAGTTGTTCTCTTAATAATCTGTTATCGCTATCTGATATACTCATTTTTTTTAGTTTACGTTAATAAAATTGTTGTCTGCATCTATATCACTACTAGTAATTTTGTCTGTATGTTTTGTGTAAGCTACTTCTCCATCTAATAAATCACGGTCTCTTTTCAAATACTCTACTACAGCATTATTTACATCTCTGTTTGTTGTACCTGTCTTTATAGCATTAAATTGGTCTGTAGTAACTACAAGAGCCTTACCTCTGTCAATTTCTCTAGGCAATAGTGCAGGGTGCTCTAAATAATCTTTATGGCTTAGATATGCTGAGGCAGGTGGAAAGTTATTAATAACTGTACCCTGATAGATAACATAGGAATAATAACCTCTAGTAGGAAAAACTATCTGTCCTAGTGAACCGTCAGGTGTGCTAGATAATGATAGTGCCTTAAAAGCGCATGTGAACTTACCATCAACGTACTTAATGACGTTAAGTGTTCCTTGATTAGTAGTTGTTGTCCTAATAAACTCACAAGCCATGCTTTCTCTAGTCATGTCATTAGTGAACACAATAGCAAAAGATACGTTACTATTTGCAGGTGCGCCTATAGGTGCTATACCTTGATTGAAATAAGGCAATTGATGCCTGTCTCCACAGAAATCAATGCTATTAGCTCCTATCTGTTTTACTAGCAACATGTTATTTTGAGCTCTTTTTAGGCTTAACCTCTTCAAAGTACTCATCATAGCCTTGCTCTACTAAAGATGCTATCTGATTTTGTGATAATTCTGATAGTTTTACTACTATTACACTAGGTGCAATAGATGCGTCTTTGTATTTGTCTTTTAGTTTGTATGTAGTTTTACTCATGGCCTTTTAGTATAAGTATAAAATTAGTAAAAATAGTAAACAAAAAGGAGGATACTAGTATTAATACCCTCCTTTTATCATGAAAAACCTATATTATACTCCTAGTATGCAGGAGCTACTGTTAAGTTTGAAATATTATCAAATGGATTAGTAGTACCTGTTCCTGCACTTCTCATAGGTGTTGGCTCTTGACTAGTGAAAGTCAAATCATAACCGTTCATATCACCTAGAGCTGTACCTGTAGAGCCTGAGCCTGCTGTTAATTCAGCTCCGTTTGATTCTCCTATTACCCATTGATTATTATTATTATCTAAGATGTAGATAACTAGTCTATTTTGTACTAGTAATTCTAATTCGTTTCTATCTTCATTAGTTAGCTTGTGTAATTTTATATTCACTACACCCTCATAGAAAATAGTACCATTCTCAGGAGCGCTTTGTATTGCTTCAGTAAAATTACCTGTTCCTTTAGCAAGCTCATATCTAAATACTGTATCTGCTGCAATAGCTGTTAATACGCCTGTTCCTGAATAGGTTGGCGTATAATCTGCTACTACTTGAAACATAACAGTACGAATACCTCCGATGAAATCTTTACAATCTAGTTGTCTACCTGTTGTTAATGTACACGTCATATTATCGTTTTAAGGTGGTTAAGAGGCCGTTTAAGGCCTCTTTACCGTTATTACTATGTTATTAGTCTAATCTTACAATATCTGCTCCTTGAGCGTGCTGAGTACCTCCTGTAAACTTAGCTACTACTCTAATGTTGTCTGAGCCATCCAATTCTGACATATCTAGTACCTTAATCTCTGTATGGTCTCCTAATAAATCTGTACCAAAAAATAGATTACTCTTTTGAGCTGCACACATCTTGTCATCTGGCATACCTGGGCATACAGCTATTTTTACTCCGTTGTATAACGGCACAAATGCATCGTTCATGCTGTATAATTGCTGATATCCTGCATTAGCTTGGTTCTGTAAGTATAATCTGTATGAAGTAGGCGACATGTATATGTATAAGTCCTCTTTAGTATATACTGCGCTAGGAATAGCTGCTGTAATGATACTTAAATTGTCATCTATGTTACCACTAGTGAAAGATGCACCTGCTCCTGTAGCGTTATCAGCCTCTACAATTGCTGCATCATTCTCAAAATGACCGTTTCCTGCATGCATAAAGCCTGTAAACTCACCTGCATTAGAGCTTAATCCTGTCCATATCATTGTTTCTACATGGTCTCCAATAGTTCCTGATAAATGCGACATTAAAAACGCTGTAAAGTCATCTGACATTCCATTGTTGTGAGCTCCTGCTCTCATTTGTTCGGCTTGCCACTCTAGTAACAAGTCGTTTTTACAAAGGTCAATATTAATTTGCATGTTCTTTGGCTCTAGTACTCTTTCTGTAAGAGTTACATCACCTGCGCTAGTGAAATCACAGTTAGCATCTGTAATTAATCCACTTGTTGCTACTTTTGTTATATTTCTCTTGTACTTAACATTCTCTAAGATAGTTAAAAACTCAAGAGATTTTGCTTCTTTTAGTGCAGCAGCTATATACTGTCCTGCATGATTTCCTGAATAATTACTTGAAATCGGTGTTACAAATCCTGGCATTTTTTTATTATTTTAGTTATTAATTTTTTATATTACTTAGGTTGTACATGTATCTCTGTTTAGCAGACATTTTTTTCAAATCTACTGCAGATACTACTGTATTTTTTGTTTTAGCAAACTTAGATACTAATTCAGGCTTAGCAGCAGGTGCTTTTTCAAGTTTAGCTACCTGTTTAGATAACTCTTCTTTTTCTGCATTTACTGATACAACCTCCTCCTCTAGTGTAGCTGTATTACCCTCTATTATTTCTCTTAGCTCATCTATTTGTTTTTGCATTGAGCTCATCATCTCTTTAACTGCATCGCTCATTTCAGTAACAAAAGCGTCCTTATCAAACTCTATTTCTGTAGTTTCCTTGATTTTCTTTGGCTCTCTGTTTTCTGATGCTTCGTTCATCTCTTCTTTTTCATCTTCATAATCCTCCTCATCACCTGTTTCAACCTCTTCAGCGTCCTGCTCTTTGATTTCTGCAACAACTCCTTCCTCAGTAACAGTAAAGCCTATTCCTGATTCAGTTTCGTACTCGCCTACAGGTAAAGGCATTGTAGTACCATCTTCTGTTAATACTGCTACATCTACGCCTGCTGCTAAAGCATCAGCCTCTGATGTAATTATAGTTCCGTCTACTAGCTTGTCTTGATATGCTAGCTTTGTTTCCTCAGGCTTATCTATACCTAGAGCAATTCGTATTTGTTCTTTCAAGTTCATAAGATTATTTTATAGTAAATATATTTTTTTTTAATTTGTTTCATTTTCACGCTTTATCACTCTCTCAGCCCATCTGCGCATTACATCGCCTCCCCACAAATAGTAACTAATTGTACCACAATCATCAAAATTGCCTGTATCGTACTCCTTTGCTCTGCTGAGGTAGCTATAAACCCTCTTTACAGTATCAAAGCTCAAAGGCTTTCTTTGGCTGATTTGCTGCGCTCTTACTTTTCCTGTTTGAGTAGCACATTTATTGCCTCTCTTTTCGTTCTCTCTAATAGCTCTTTCTGCATTTGCTGATGCACCTTTAGGATAATCTGTATACGAGGCTAAATCAAGTATGTCTGCAAGTGCCTTTAGTAAATCATCTGCTTTATTAACTTTACTAGCCTTACTCATTTTGCTCATCTTATCTACAAAATAACCCTCAATACTATAACCCTTAACCTCTTGACGCTTGACCATATCCCACACCTTATCATTATCTATTTTCATAGATACCATCCATGTGCCTTTAGGAAGATTATCAAATCCGTATAACCTTGATTTATCCATCTTTGTATCTTGTACTATCCATGATTCAACTGTAGTAACGCCTGCAATCCTTTCTTCATGCTCGTATGTAGCTGATTTTTGATTATTATGCATTAGATACAGCTCAGAAGCTCTTTTTACTGTAGCCTCACTAAAGTAAACATAATACTCCTCATTTGTTCTTTCATCTACTCTATAGATTTGCTTGTTTGGTATCAAAGCAGGACCTACTAACAATCTTTTCTCCTCATCTACTTTTGCTAGTATTATATTGTTTTTTTTGTGCCTATTTAATGCAACCCAATTTTCTTCTATTGCAGGTTGATTAACTAAGCTAATTGCATCTATTGCTAATTGTTGCTGCTCATCGTCAATAATGAGCTCGACTATTCTTGTACTATTAATCATTTTTATTTTTTTTATTATTATAAACTAGCTCTACGCCTTATTTTACTCAGCCTATCTTGGCTCTTCGTCATGTCATCAGTAACTACAAACGCCTTAACAGGTGTTGGAGACATCATATCTAGTGCATCACCTACATCAGGTGCTGTAGCACCTCCTCTAGCAAAACCTATGCCACCTCCTGCTACATTTATACTAGACAATAAAGGTCTGAATGCTTTTGCTGATTTTGCATTGATAACTACTTCACCTCTACTAAGCCTAGCAGGTATACTATCAGATGTACCACTACCATAGCCTCTTATTATACCTCCTCTAGCTTTAGCCTCAGGTACTTGTGTTTGCATAATTGTATCGACCTGCTTCATACCTGCAGCGATTGCTAAACCTGCATTAATAGGCGCTAAAACAGGACCTACTACAGGTATACCTACAGTAGCTGTATAAGCAGCCTGTGCTCCTGTAGCTGTATTAATAATAGTTTCTGCTAGTTTAAGCGCTTTGAATGCCTCTGTGCCCTCTCCTGCTAGAGCTGCAGCATTACCTAGTGTATCTGCAACTGCTTTTGCTTTTTGTTTCTCTAGTGCTATCTCTGCATCAGCCTCAGCCTTTGCTATACCTTTTCTGATGCCTGCATACTTATCCCTAATAGCTGTTTTTAGTGCCTCTTGATTTTCCATACCCTCTACTGCTGCTAGTGCAGCCTCTTCCTCTATACCTGCTTGTACTCTAGCTTTTTCAAACTGATTATTAGCTTGCGCTATTAGCTCTTCATTTTGCAGCTTTTGTAGCATCTCGTTGCTCTTTTTCATTCTCTCTGCTTTTGCCTTTGCATCAGCCTCCTCTTGTTTCTTGATATCATCTGCTTTTTTCTTAGCATCAGCCTCTATCTTTTTTTGTTCTGCAGCCTGCTCTCTTACTAGTGCCTGTTCCTCTGATTTCATTCGCTTTCTTTCAGAGAAATTACTTCTAGTAATTCTATGCAGCTCTGCTTCAAGAGCAGCTTCTGCATCTAAATTTTCTTGTGTTGATTTGCTATATGAATTCTCTACTTGTTGAAATCTTAGTTTTTCTTTAGCAACATGCAGGTCTTTCTCTAGCTGTTCATCTGCTAATTTATTCGCTTGCCTCATGAACGACAATCTCTCTTCATTAGTAAACTGCTCAATGTCTCTTGCCTGTAATCTAAGCCTCATTATTTCACTTTCTGTTTTTGCTTTCTCTACACTTGCCTCTCTCTCAAATTTCTGTAAAGCAAGCCTATCTTTTTCTAGCTGTGATGCAGACTGCATTTCAGTTCTAGTTTGCTCGCCAAAATTCTTTACACCGTCTATAGCCTCAGCAATACCGTCTTTAAAAGCGTTGAAATCGCCTGTTAATAGATTGAAAAAAGCTTTTCCTAGATTAGATACTATATCTGTGATGTTACCCACTACTACTCCTACCTGTGCTAGAATACCTTTTAATTTTGACGCTCCCTCTTCACTGTCTTTAAAGAATTGCACCATACTACCTATAACTACTACAAAAGCACCTATACCTGTTGATATTAAACCTGCTTTAATACTACCAAACAATACTTTAGCTGTAGTTTTAACTCCTACCATAGCTGCTTTAACTTTTCCAAATGCTGCGCTCAATAGCGTTGTTTCTTGCTTAGCTTCTTTTGTGCTTGCTGATACTTTGTCAATATCTTTTTTTGCTTTAACTGCATCTGTAACTAAGCTTAGTACTATTTGCTCTCCTATTGCCATACTATTTTATTTTGTATTTGCCGTTAATAAATTCATTCTCTATATCTGTTATCATAGGTAGTGTAGACTTAATACACTCTATACCTATAAGTATATTTTTTTTGATAATGTGCAATATATCTTGGTCCATAATTTACGTTTTTTGTACGTTTTTGTACGTTTTAAGCGACTTTCTCATATTTTCTAACCTCATACCTACCGTATATAATTTTTAGCCTGCTGCGAGGCTTGTTGCGTTTCTAAATTCTGTGAAATCAACCGTTGCCGTCCACTCTACTGTTCTATCAGCATCACCTCTAACTGTTATCTTGAAATCAGTACCTGCAATAGCTGCTGTAGGCCTCCAATTAGTAACAGTACCTACTCTAGACATAGTTTTTCTAGTACGGCTAATTGATAATGTACCGTTTCTGTTAATAACTACTCCTCTCTCTAGCCATGAACAGAAATCACCTGTACTAAACTCTTCATTCTCAGCACCTGTAGCTACAGCTACTACTGCTGCATTAAAATACATAATACTGTTAGTAGGAATAGGGTAAAAATTCGTACCATCGTTATTTATATGCGCATTAACTGTGCCTCCTGTAGTAGTTGTTCTGCCAAATATAACTCTAGTATACTGTCTTTCTCCTAGTATATCACCTACACTAGAGCCTCCGTGTACATAATGATTATGTATAGTAGCATTACCTGAATAACCTGTTACGCTACAATTAACTAAGGGTACTTCTAGATTATCTGTTAATTCTTGTATTATATTGTACTCTCCTGTAATACTGTTATTACTACCCGTAAGTATCTGATTGTGACGGCCTGCTACTATGTTATTATTAGCGTTTTTACCTACAATATTACTAGTAGCTGTAATTCTTTTGCCTGTTCTAACAGGCTGAGCCATTCTTCTCTGATTAGGCCTCAATTGACATGTATTGTTTACAAAAACATAACCGTATGCCTCGCACTCTTCTTTTGTAGGCGTTGCCTCTACTAAGCCATCACCTACAAACTCTTCAAATGTAACTACATGTGTTGTTGCATCTATGCTCTTTGGCCTCTTTGTTTGCCCTATCTTGAAATCCATATTATAAATCTCTAATTAATACCATTGTTACCTTACTAAAATCTCCAGGCTTGTACTCTATCTTTAGTATCCTATACTTTCTACTTCTAATGATGTACACATCGTTAAAATTATGCGCATTAATATCGATACTAGTTAGTAACATCTTACACTCAACAATCCTAGTTTCACTATCATAGAGCTCATCTATATATCTTGACCAATACTTATTATACAAGCTATCTAGTACAACACCCCCTCCTTGATAATTATAATTCACTGAGTTGAAATCTACACTTTCAGATGTACTAGTCATAGGATGTTCTGATGCAGGTGTTAGTAGTGTATAGTTATTAACAGTAGTGCCTGGCTTGAATTCTACAGATGACGTTGCTAGTGTTTGTTTACCATGATTGTAAAGCACTCTCATTACATTATCAAAACTATAACTATCTTCAATGTCTTTAATCATAGGTGCTATATGCTCTGTAGAGCCCTCATAATCCTGTACTAAGGTGTTAGAGAATACAGGTATTGTAACCTCGTCTACATCATTGTCTACTATTTCAATTCCTGTTTCAAAATTTACTGCATAAAAATTTACTACAGGATTACCCATAGATGCATATATCAAGTCATCTTCATCGACCTGATGCCTAAATAGTATTGACCTTGATAAGCCGTCAATAGGCGTTATCTTGTACTCATCCATTTCGAACTTATGCGACCAATTTCTAGTAGTGCCTGATACTACCCAATCCTTATATGGCTCTATTAATAGATTAGTAGTATCGTTTACATCTTCCATAATTACTAGGTTGTACATGTCAATAAATGATTTGAAAAACTCCCACTGTGATATTTCTCCTTTGCCTCTAATCATTGAGCTAGTTATATTAACACCTGTAGTTAGTACAGCCATCCTTATCTTAGTATCGTTATCTGTACCTGCTGTATAACTTACATTAGCTGATGAGCCTCCACTAGCTGAGGCCTCATGATATATCTGTATCTCTACAGTTGAGCCTGCAAAAAACCTCATTAATCCTAGAAAGCCACCAATATTTTGTGTGCTGTACGTTATCTGTTGTCCTGATACTACATTCTTTTTTTGATATACTATAGTGTTAGTGAAAACAGGACTAGTAACACCTGTGCTAACAAATCTTATCTTGAAATCCTTAGTACCTCCTCCTGACCATTGTGGCTTTAAATGTACGCTAAGAGCTAAATCTGTATCTCCTGATACATCAAACCTGTCTGCAGTAATATCGTAGAATTGTGCGCCTAAAATTGAGCCTATGTTGTTAAAAGCTGTGAAATCTATGTTGTGATATGTATTAACAGCAAAACTAGCTGCAGTAGGTGTAATTACCTCAGAAATCCCTTGACCAAATGTACCTGCTGCAGGCTCGTATTGACCATGATTTAGGTCTACGTACAGTTTTTGGAATGTAGCGCTATCTAAGAATGTAGATGTATACCTGTATCCTGCATCTTCAAATATCCTGTTTAGTATGTACCATGCTTTTATCCACGGCCTGAAATGGTCTGTTTGTGTGCCTGGACTTTTTACTTCACCTGTACCTGTATCATAATAACCACTACTATTATAATCTACTAAAGGATATGCTACTACATCTGTTGTGTTCGTTCCTGCTGTTCCTGCAAAACTACCTGTAGCAAAATTTGCATCACATACTACAGCTCCGTTTGTAGCTGCGTTATAGTGTGTAGTAGTGCTAAACTCATGTGATAGCTCATTAAAATCTATATCTAGTAATTTTTTTTCTCCTAGTATATCTTTGAAATTTGTGCTTTCTGAGAATACTGTTACCTCGTATTGGTGTGTATCGTCTTTGTATACGATTTCGTTAAGCTGTAAATAGCCTGAGAATATCTCTATTGTACCTTGCTTAATAATACATGCTGTTCTTACATGTGGATTAAATGTGCTAGATACATTAATACTAAAAACATGTGCAAAAGCTTTTACGTTGTTTTTTGTTCCAGGTAGGCTAAATGTATTACTGTGATTAGATGATTTCTCAGCTATGTTTACAAAGTCATCTGCATTGTACACTAAAGGTATAGGCTCATTACTGAACAAATCGAGCTGGAATACTGATGCATTGTCTTGCTTGAATATTAGTAGTCTTGTTTGCATTAGAAGCTTAGATTAAAATTTTGATTTTTTTGTACATTAATAGTGCTATCTACTTCTAGCTCTACCTCATATTGTGCTACCTTGTCATTAGCTTTAGTATATCGCTCATATTTTGTAGAGGATAATATTACAGGTGTCAAGTAACCGAACTCCTGCTCATCTAAGTTATTACCTGCATCAAATGGATTTTCTTTACCTACTATATATACTTCAGGCGATGTAAACAGCTCTTCTAGCCATATAGCCTCATCATCAACAACCCAATCTGAATTACATGTAATACTCTCTTTAGCTCTAGTTTGATATACTCTATTATTTCTGTTCCAATTAAACCTAGTTAAGCCAATCTGATACTGCACGTCATCTCTAGTAGTAGTATCTCTTTCTATATCAACCTCTCTAAATGATTTTTTTGTGAAATTATAGTAATCCCAAGCACCGTGCCTATTAAGCCAACATAGCCGTATAGTTTCGTAGCCTTTACAGTCGTCTGTTTGCTTAATAAAGGTATATTCTCTTGATGTTCTTGTAGTATTATCATATAATGCTACTGTGTAGCTTGTAGATGCATTATAAGCGTTAATCCATGATGAATATATCGAGTTATTAGCAGGGCCTATGCCTATGTATTGCAGCATAAATCTAGCGTGTACTATATCTGTATCACTAGAACAATCTCTACCTCCATTAGCATTACTTGCTACTCTATCAACACTAGTACCGTTAGAAAATGTGAATTTTACTCTATCCCACTTAGCAGCAACACCATTAATAAATCCTGCTAGTATTCCAAATGTACCATAGTCTCCATCTCTTATGTACTGTGTAGTAGGGCCATTAGTTAAAAATTTTGATGTGCCTGTGTTCGTTGCTACATAAGGCCCTCCGTATATGCTTTGATTGAATGAGTTTGCATCATTTACATGAGCTCCAAAATGACCTAGTGTTCTATCTACAGATTGTCCTCCGTTAGGTACAACGCCATTAAATACGCTATTGTCTGCAAATATTTTCAAATCAGGATATACAGCAGATGGTGTTGTTAAGCTACTAGCATACTCTTCACCTACTCTGACATTAAAATGTATTAGTGAAGCAAAATTTGTTGCAAATTTGTCAATGAAATGTATGCTAAAAATGTTCAGCATTAGGCCTGATGGCGAATTGCCTTTAAACGTAGGAAAAGGCGATTGTAAATGTGTGTGATTATCTACAGAAACATGTTGCTCTAATATTTCTCTAATATTAACATTACCGATATTCACTGCTCCAGGAGACACTCTTAATCTTACATCTAAAGGTCCTGGTACGGTGCTGATATGAAACCTAATATCAAAAATAAACTTGAATTTAGGTTGTGTTACGTTACTACTAGTTACTGAATATAACCAATCTTGTCCTGCAGGGCCAAAATTATACTTAGGTTGTCTTAATACTGTTATCGCCATAATTATTTCATTGTATCCATAGTAGCTCTCATAAATGAAGCAACATCCTTTGCATACATGTTTATTATCTCCTGTGGTATCCTCTTGAAATGCATGTTAAAAGCATCTCTAAAAAAATATCTAGGAGGTATACCCTGTTCAGATATTGCTCTACCTATTAAATAAGCTACACTATTAATATTTTTACTGTTTTTTTCTATGAATTTACCTGTTTGTAAATCTCTTAGCCTTAGTGGCTTAATTTTTATCCAATTACGAATAGCGCTCGGAGGTGGCTGCTTTGCGCCTGCTCTCCTACCATACTCTACGTACTTCCAATGCTCCTCAGCTCCGAACTGCAGCTCTACTGTTCCACTAGGATATACTATTAGATAGTAATTTAAGCTATCAGATAATTTTTTTTCACTAGTATCTGATTTGCCTCTCTTGAACTTCTTACCAGGCTTGCCTACTCTATTAGCTAAATTCCACTTAGCCCTAGCCACTACCTTTTTAGCAAACTTATGTAGAGCTTTTTCTGTTTGTTTAAGCTGTATTGCTCCAAAGGTCATTATACAGATGCAATAAATACCTCTACTCTAACTGCAGCACCCTCTGCTATAGGTCTTACTATAATCTTTGATAAATCACCCATTGTACCAAAACTAGGCGAGCCGTCTGCCTCTATTAAGGCAAGCTGTGATGCTCTATCATATACATGTGATGAGCCTGGTCCTAGTGTTGCTTGAAATAATGAGGCTTCTTCACCTAGAGTGCCTAGTGTATAAGCTACCTCTACAGAATTAGTAGAATCGAGATTAGTTAGCCTGATATACCTAGTATCTGCTACACTTAATGCACCGTTTGCTGTATGCTCTGATTCAGCAAATGTTACTAGCGTTGTAGATTGAGCACTAGCACATGATACTGTACGCTTGTACACATCATTAATACCTGTAATAACATGAGTTATAGTGCCTCCTGCTTGAGCTGAATTAATTGTTAAATCTTCTTGTATTGTTACTGTTAAATTTGCCATATTGTTATTATTATTATATCATTATTGTAATATCACTTATTTTTTATTTCTGTTCTACTTTTTTTTATTTTCTTATCTAGTGCTTGTTTTACTTTTTTGTTCATTTTGTTATACCTACTAG